TGGATTCACCTGAACATATGATGAAATATGACAAGTACAACATTCTGAGCGACTATGTCGACGACGCTGGCAAAAAATACAACGCAGCTGCGATGCAAACGGTCATCAAAGAAACGGGACATTGTATGTCCGTCATCTTTACACAAAAGTGCCCTTCTGAACTCATTCCAGAAACATACAATGGCATGAAACTCTTTGGACTCGTGCTTCATTGGGGACTTTCAGCAAACAGCGGACACTATGCAGTTGTCCTCAAGCACAAAGGACAGTGGCGTTTGATTGATGATGACGTGGTCAAAAAAGTCGAAAAGCCTGACCCTCATACGATGTGTTCAATGGCGTGGTACAAAAAGATACGGGACTAACGTTCTTATTACACACGTGACTGACTTTCCACCTGCGGTGGAAAGGACTAAAAAGATGTAATGTGTCTGTCAAACATTGAGATGGGTTGGTGAGGTTAACAAAAATATGGAGTGCTCCATCTGCTACAGCGACGCTGGTCCTTTTCGCACACTGAGCTGCACACATGCATTTTGTGCCGATTGTATAAAGAGCTGGTACCTCAAGGGTACCGGTACCGGGTGCCCCATGTGTCGCCGTCCGATTTACTTTAAAGGTTTTCACTCGGTTCGCGACACATGGAACGAAGATTCTTGGGACATCAAATGCAACGAAGTTTTGAACGATGCATTTGATGCGCGGATAGAAGATGCAGTGGAAATAAGCCAAATTCTGCACAAAAAGTTTCGGAGAGAGATTCTGGACGACCTGATGGAGGACATGAAAGAGATTGAAAAGACGTTTCGGTTTCTCAAGTTTGATGGGTGCACCACTGAAGAGATTGACTACTTTCTCAACGAGACTGATTGTTACTTTTCAGATCGACACATCGACAAGTACAGCTGGGACAACGACCCCTTCAAGGAGAAGGTACCGCAGCAGCGAGCTAAAGGGTACCATTGCCTGAATTGGAAATGGAAATGAGTGTAATATGGAAGCAACTTCCTACCGATCTTGTGCGCGTAATTGTCCTCTTGTCTGATCCATCAATTGATACGCGTCTTTATTTTAAAATTCCACCAAATAAACTTGATGAGAATCGTGGCTGGCGCCTGTGGTACCTCCTCAAGTCACACGACGGACTCGTATACAACTTGGAGTCTCGAGCGCTTCATATTTTTAGAGTTCCCGGACGTCACGTTGTTCGTCGCCCGGTTGATTTTAACCGTTTGGATGCGTGGATTACTGTTTTCAACGAACATGAAAAGACACACGCACTTGAAACGTATTATGAAAATGGTGATTATCTCTTTACGTGTTCAACAGTTGCGTTTTATACAGAGATGCGGGTACTTTTAAGAGAATCTGGACTCGTGCGTTGCATAAATGTAGCGACAGGACACACATTCTGATTACACCATGATTTTGCAAATGTCTGAAATCTTGTAGATGATGTTAAACACCTGGTGGCGCTCTGCGGCATTCTTGGGCGGGTCGAGAATCTCGAGCTCAATCTGGTACTCCGTCGCCTCCTCGCTGTCCTTGTCGTCTACGTCCCCGCTCACCTCCGAAAGGTCGATAGAAAGACCCTTGCGCACAAAAGAGTACCGCTTACGCTTCTTGACACGAGTAAAGTTCTCATCAGTGTCTTCATTTCGGTCATACGGAACCTCTGAAGAAATACCGATACGTGCATCCACTGGAAACCCGTTCAGAGGCTGATCATTCACATGAATGCGCTTCTTGATGACACACGACTCCATCTCATCCGTCACATCATTCATCACGACACGTTTGGACGCAGCCGTGTCATAATATACAGTTGACTGTGACTCATTCGTGCTTTCCCACTCATCAAACTTTCGAAGACGGCGAAGAACCTTTTCGAACGTTTGCTGACCGACATTTGTATCAAACTTGCCACGATTCACTTTGCCGAGACGAATCTCGATTTCGACATTCGGTGTATCCTTGTACGTCTCAATCGTATTCTCCCACGCGTTGAACAGCGCAGTCATAGTTTCCATTGTATTTTATGTGTTTGTTGTGTTTAAGTCCGCTGCCTGACAGACTTCCCGCTGGTCCTAGACGTCTAGGTCTTCTCCTGTATAGTTGTCCTCAATTGCGTCGACTCCGTAGATGAACTTTTGGTTTGCGTACGCCTTGCCGCGATAAGTCAGTGAGCCGCTCTTCACATCAATTTCTCGAGACGAAAATGGACCAGCGTAAATGTCCTCGTTGAACTTTGAACGACCGAGCACATTCTCTTGACAGTGCTGGTTGAAAATCTGGACAAACAACTTTTGGGGAATGTACTTGTCCACTCCGTACACCAGCTTGTCGCTCGCCAGAAAGTGCTGAAGAGGATTGGTCACCGTTGCCACCTGAGACTGCACCGTCTTGAAGTACGCAGGCAACACACCCCAGATGTCCTTTTTGGAGTACTTGCGTGAATAGTCCAGGTATGCCCGAACACACTTGCACAGAATGACTGGAATTTCAGCGTCAAGCTTTCCGTCGAGCTGCGGATCTGGCTGAGCAACCATACGTGCAAAGTTCCACGTCACGAGACGACGAAGTACCGACCCTGAGTTGTCGCGATAACTTGGCACCTCATTACCACCGAGAATACCAGGAACATTCCATGTCATTGACAGCGCCTTTTCATTCTTACGTGCGATGGACACATCCTCACCTGAAACCATCGACTGAAACTCAGCCTGTTCGAGCGCAAGGTCACCCTTCACCTCAGGACTGATGAACATGAACCCGTCGTGAATCGACCACAGACCAAACTTCTTTTCGATGTTGTTGGACAGTGTCCGCACATCCTCAGAGTCGTAAAATCGCTTGCACACCTTGGTGATGATTGTCGACTTGCCCGACCCGGCGATACCCTTGAGAAACGGAATCACCTGCCAGGCATCCTGATCGTTCGTGTCAAAACAAAGACGACCGATGAACACATACATCCAGTCCATAACATCCTGTGGAAATCGTTGGTACTCCATGATGGACTGAATTACAGGCGTCTTGATATCTTGCCACGTCTCGATAGACATGTTCTCCTCTGGAAACTCCTGGTCAAAAAACTTGCAACTCACAACTGTCGGATCGAGGTTTCCAATGTCGTTTGAACCATATGGGTAAAACTTGGACGTGTATCCACACTCATCCTCGGACCACTCCTTCCCTACAAAGATGCCATTCTGAAACGACCAGACTGTTCGGTTCTTGTGAATCTCAGGAAACTGAATGTCACGACACATTGACAGGTGAGTGACTGTATCGCGAACGATACTGCCCTTGCTCGTCATGTTGCGCCACATGTCATACTTGTCCTCTTTTTGTGTGTAAAAGTACACAAACTCTTTGATTTCCATGACGGGCTTCCACGCGCGAGTCAGATGACCACCCTCGGTCGTTTCAATTTGTTTACAGCACTGACCCTTGTAGCGCTTCATCTTTTGTGTGTACGTCTTGTTCAGAAGGTACAACAAGAGACGTTGATACGGACTCGCATCATCCTCTTCGTCAGCAGTGTCCATCGTTTTGCAGCGGAACAGTGACGAATCCATGTCACCGGACATTGGTGCAAACGTGGGACTGTTGATGCGTTCAAACGATCGAACGTACCTGAAAATGATTTCGTAGGCGTCGTCTGCGGTTTCGATGAGTCGCATCAGGCGAAAGGCGACGCGAAACTCGTCACCATTGACATCCTCAGAAGGTTTATCCTTGATCCCCAGTTCACTCGAACGGTGATACAACTCGGAGAAGAGGTTTACCAGGCGACGCTTCTGTTCCTGAATCCGCTCCAGATCTACATTCTGGGGCATACCATTCGGGTCCAGTTCGTCGTCTCGAAAAAATTGTCTAAATCCATTGGTGAGCGGCGCAAACCGATCACCTTTACAGGTGAGACCCATCTTTTCCTCGAGTTGACCGATGAAATGTTCGAGACGCTCTGGAGTGAGCGTTGATACTTCAGAGCGCATGACTTCCATGCGAATTTCGTGTGCGTGCTCAGGTGGTTGGTCCCGGTCAATTGTGTGCACCTGGGACATGTTCGTCATAGTACAAGAGAGTCACATTTTTTTAGGTCTGCGCTTCTGGAGCTGGAGCTGGAACTGGCTTTGCAGTCAGGGCGGTCAGTATCTTGATCAGGATAAGGTTCTGCTTCTCCATGTGCTTGGCGATCGATTGGGTTGCATCCTTCAGGCTGGCGAGGGAGGTGGCAATCGTCTCACCATCCTCAGTCGACAGGAAGTTAGCCAGAGCCTCCATTGGATCCATCATCTCCATATCTTCATCGTCGCACTCAAAGTCATCACCATCCATGTTATCAATCTCAGTATTATTGTCAGCCATTTACTGTAACTAGACAAAAAGGTTTGGACATGCGAACGCGCCTTCCCAGTGGTCTAAATTATTTTCTTGGCTAAGAGTACCAAGCTATCATGGCGGGCGGACTTATGCAGCTCGTTGCCTACGGCGCACAGGATGTTTACCTCACCGGCAACCCCAAGGTGACCTTCTTCCAGGCGGTGTACAAGCGCCACACCAACTTTGCCATGGAGTTGATCCAGCAGACGACGAACGGCTCTCCATCCAGCAGCGGCCGTGTGTCCGTGACCATTGCCCGCAACGGCGACCTGGTCGGCAACATGCACGTCGCCCTGACGCCCACATCCAACGTGCTGACGTCCAACAACGCCAACTTCGACACCAACTGGGTGGCTGAGCGTGCCATTGCCGCCGTTGAGCTGACGATCGGTGGTCAGCGCATTGACAAGCACTACCAGACCTGGTGGCGCCTGTACGCCGAGGTGTTCCTGAACGAGTCCGACAAGTACGC